CCTCCACCAGGATCTTAAGGCCCTGGCCAAGAGCCAGGGCGAGTTCGTCGAGGTGATCCGCCATTTCTTCGCCGTCGAGAGAACGCTCCGCGATATGGAGGAAAAGCGGCGGCGCGAAGAACTGGACAACATGAAGCCCGGATTGCACGACGACAAGTTCTGAGGCTGAAATGGACTACAAAGACCCCGAGATCCTGGCCCTCATCGAAGAAGGCCCCTACCTCGACTGGATCCAGAAACAGATCCTCCAGCACCCCGTCGTCAAGGCCCACCACGGCAAATGGAAAGAGCTCATCGAATGGGAGTCCGAGGGCAACCAGTTCTCCGTCTGGGACGACCAGGCCGCGACCATGATGCCCGTCCAGCTCAAGCGCCGCAAAAAGCGCGTCGTCATCAACATCATGAAGCCGCTCGCAGAGACGATCGACGGCAAGATCAACTTCCAGGCCAAGTTCGAGGGCGTCCCCAATTCGGCCGAGCTCGCCGACATAAACGGCGCCCAGGTCGCCACCAAGTTCCTGGCCCACAACGACTATGTCAACGACATCGAGGCCCTCAACGAGGACATCAAATACGACCTCATCCGCACCGGCAACGCCTACCGGAAATGGGTCTGGGAGTCCGGCAAGGCCGCCAAGGTCAAGGACGCCGCCGGCAAGGTCCTCGACTCCGACGGCGAGCTCGTCGGATCGGTGCCCTCCGTCTTCAACATCCGCCTCGACCCGACCGCGAAAGGCATGGAAGACGCCCGCTGGATCATCGAGATCGGAGAGGTCACGGAAGACGCCGTCGTCGAGACATTCGGCATCGATCGCGAGTCGATCCGCTCCGCCACCGAGGCCCGACGATCGGGCGCCAGAGGCTCGATCGGAGAACAGCAGAAATACCAGGGCATGAACGAGAAGCCGCTCGAAAAGGACCGCGACGAGCCGACCTACATCATGGCCTGGTTTTGGGAGAAGGCGAACTCGCGCTACCCGGAAGGCCGGCACATCATATCGATCCCCGGTATGGTCCTCTGGGCCAAGAAGAACCCCGCCCTGGGGATGCTCCCGTATTTCAAATACGGCTACAAGCGCAACGGCAGCTCACCCTATTTCACCGGCCCCATGCACCATGTCCAGGACATCCAGCGCGACTTCAACCGCATGATCTCCATCATCAGCGAGCATGTCGAGGGCTGGCGGGCCAAGATCGTCATCGACAAGAACGCCGGCCTCAAAGAGGGCGCCTTCACCACCGACTCCTTCGAGATCCTGGAGGTCGACCGCTCCAAGGGCGACCCCATCCCCGTCAACATGCCCCAGCTCTCGCCCGAGGTCCTGCACCACCGCGACTTCCTCCTGGCCGCGAAAGACCTGGTCTCCAATGTCCATGAGGTCTCATACTCGCAGCTCCCCCAATACGCCACTCGAGCCCCGGCCTCGCTCTACGCCATGATGGTCGAACAGGAGAACCTCAAGCTCGACCCCATGATCCGGCAGATCAACCGGAACCTGCGCCGCGAGTCCACCTTCCGGCTGCAGATGATGGGCAAATACTACGACAAGAAGCGCCAGATCAAGATCATCGGCGTCAACGAGCGCTCCTCGCTCGAATACTACTCGGGCACGGACCTTCACGGCAATTACGATGTCAAGCTCGTCGTCGGCGTCTCCATCCACCAGTCCAAGACCGTCCAACAGCGGATGCTCCTCGACCTCAAGACCGCCGGGGCGCCGATCGAATGGTCCACGATCTTCAAGCTCCTCTGGGAAGGCGATGTGAGCGAGAAGATCCGCGGCGACATCGCCGACGAGCGCCGCGCCAGCCGCGAGAACCAGCTCTTCCTCGAAGGCGGCTTCGACCGCGACTTCGCCAAGGGCGGGGTCCAGATCCTCCTCTTCGACGACCACAAGATCCACCTCGACGCCCATACCAAGCTCATCAAGACCGAAGAGGCCCAGCGCTGGGACGAGAGGACCTGGTCGGCTATGAACCAGCATATCTTCCAGCACATGGCCCTCATGGCCCAGGTCATGAACCGCGTCGCAGCGGCCGGCGGACCCGACCCCGGCGCCATGGCCGCGGGCCAGCCTCAGCAGGCCGGCCCGCAACAGGCTTCTCCGAGCGTTGGGGACTCGACCCAAGCCGTAGAGGATAATCTCGCGTTCTAGGAGGAAATCAATGTCACCTCAGGACCAAGTTCCAGCCGCAGCGCCGGAACAGTCTGAAAAGCCCCTGACCATGGACGAGCAGTTCGACCGTGGCTGGGAGCAAGTCGAGCTCATCACGGAACAAGAGCGGAAGGCCACGGCCAAACCGGCCACCCCGGCGCCGTCGGCCCCGCCAAAAGACGAAGGGGATTCGACCTCGAAACCCTACAGGGTCTTGAAGGTCGGAGGCAAGGAGATCTCCGTGGGCTCCGAAGAGGAGCTCATCGCTCTTGCCCAGAAAGGCGCCGATTATACCAAAAAGACGCAGGCGCTCGCCGACGAACGGCGGGACGCAGAAGCGAAGCTCAAAACGGAGACGGACACGCTGGCCAGCCAAGCCGCCCGTATGAACGAGCTTCTCGACAAGTTGGTCGCAGCCGGCATCGTGCCGGAAAAGATCGGCGCGGCCCATAAGCAAGAGCCCGGAGCGGCGACTCCTTCGGAGGACAAGGCGGCGGACGAGGATGCGGCCATCTACCAGGAGTTCCAGATGGACCCCTTGAACGCCTACCCCCACGAAAAGAAGATCGTCCAGACCATCGCCTCCATGCGGAAGGAACTCGATTCCTTCAAGATCGCCAGGGCCACGGATATTGTCGACGCGGCAATAGCCGAGGAACGAGAGAACTTCCCCTACGACGACATCGTCGACGACCACGGCCAAGAGGTCACGAAAAGACAGCTTTCGACGATCATCCTCGGCAAGAAACAGATGTCCGGCATCGATAGGCCCGACATCGGCCAGATCGAGAAATGGGCCAGAGAAGCGGTCCGCGAGCTCCACCAGAGCCAGAGCCTGAAAAGCTCTGCGTCCATCACGGACGACATGGACCCCGCAGACTTCGCCAAGAAGTTCCCCAGCCTGGCCTCGAAGATCAAAGGCCTCGGCGCCGAGGACGCCCAAGCGACTCGCGAATCTGTCCCGCCCTCGATCAGGCCGGCCCAGAGGCCGACCGACCTGAGGGCCAAACCGAAGACCGTCACCGGAGGCAAGTCGCTCGACGATTTTCTCAACGAGGGGTTCTCGGACCCCGACATCATCAAAGCATTTACCCGTGGAGGATAATCCATGTCAGTCGCACAACTTTCAACCACCGGCCTGAATAAACTCTTCTTGGAGTATATCAAGCCGGGGCTGGAGGTCGCGCTCTACCAGAACACCACCGTCTACGACCGGTTCAAGACCAACACCGAAGATGTGAAGGGCAAGTATGGGATCACGAAGGTCCTCACAAGCTCCCCCAAGAGCTTCCGGGCCTCGTCCAACTCGACCTTCCCCACGGCCGATCAGGGCTACTACCAGGAGTTCGTCTACTACATGAAGCGCGGCGGATACGGAACGCTTCAGTTCGACGGCCTGGCCATGGCCTGCGGTCGCGGCGCCGGCGCGGTCAAGGAGCTGGTCCGGTCGGAGATCGACGCGCTCATGATCTATGTGCCCCACAAGCTCAATAAGCAGTTCTGGGGCGACGGATCCGGGCGCCTCGCGATCACCAGCGCGGCATCCACGGCATCGACCACGGTCACAGTCGACGGCGACACGGCCAACTGGGGCCGGTTCGGGATCGACTCGAACGACTACACCAACCCCAGCCAGTATCTCTTCGACGGCATGTCCGTCGACATCTACACCTCGGCCGGCGTTCTCGAAGTCTCCGATGTCAAGATCTCCTCGATCTCGCTCGGCGGCGCCGGGACGGACACGCTCACCATGGCCTCGGCCGTGTCGTGTTCCGACAACGCCCTCATCTTCGACCACGACACCTACGCCGCGACCGAAGCCGCCGGCACGGGCGTCCCCATGGGCCTCTACGGGATCTGCGAGAGCGCCAATCCCTACATTGGGATCACGGCCTCCTCGGCGTTCCAGGGCGTCAACCGGAGCTCCTACACCTGGGCCTGCGCCCAGATGTTCAACATGGGGTCCGCGATCGGGTCGCCGGCCGTCGTCACCGACAAGCAGATCCTCAAGGTCATCCAGAAGGTCGAGCGCTACGGCGCCGTCGAGGTCATCATGACCAACGACCCGATCTGGAGAGCGCTCTTCGAGATCCTCAAGGCCGACAAGACCATGCCCAACGACCCCGGCTACTGGGGCGGCCTCACGGGCATCAAGTTCTACGCCGGAAAGGCCAAGAGCGTCCCGATCATCTACGACGAGGACTGCCCCGACGGGAGGATGTATTTCTGGGGGCGCGACGCCGTCCAGATCTCTTCCCCCGACCGCATGGGCCTCGACTGGCTTCCCGGCGACTCCGGGAACATCCTGTCCCGCGTCCAGGGCAAGGACGAATACTCCGCCAACATGCGGTGGTATTACAACATGACGACCAAGAACCCGCTCAACATCGGCGTTCTTCGGTATGTCAAGCACAGCTCGATCTAAGGAGACGATCATGTTCGAAGCTGCGAATCTTCTCCTCACCAAGCTCGTCACCCAGGAGCTCGGTGGCGTCCCCGTCGAATACGACGACACCACCGGAACGATCGGCAACGAGCTCGTCTCCTTCATCGACTCCACCACGGGCGCCCAGGCCCTCGGCATGGCCAACGCCCGCGAGGGGCAGCTCAAGCTGATCTACATGCTCACCGACGGTGGCAATTCGGTCGTCACCCCGAGCGCCTTCATCTCGTCGACGATCACCTTCGACGACGCGGCCGACCTGTGGCTCGGCGTTTTCCTCAACGGAGAATGGAAGACCATCTACGCCACGGCGACAGTCGCCTAGTCCAAGGGCGAAAAGAATGGACAACCGGGGGCGGGGCCTCATCCTAGAGGGCCCCGCCCCTATCTCTCGCGCAATAGGAGAGCGCACATGGCAATTTTGACAGGAAATGTCCGCAACGGCTTCTTCCAGCCGCGCTACAAGGTCGACTTCGGCTACTCGCCGATCCCGGCCACCCTCTACGATTCCGCCCAACTCAAGATCACCCAATCCAACCAGGGGCTCACGGTCGCCCAGCGTTCGGGCGCCGTCCAGATCACGGCCGGAAGAACGGCCGGCTACGCCATGACCTCCTGGGACGGCAACGCGGACACGGCCCTGAAGGTCCAGGCCCTGAATTACGCCGCCAACAGCTCGGCCCGCGGCGGGCTCCTCGGCCTCTATGTCTATGTCCGCCAGTATTCGGG